CATCCACAAATGCGTGAATTAGAATATTATCTATCCATTCAGGACTTCATTTATTAGTACCACAACCCGCCATACTTAAATGTTACATTTTTCATTATAATTAGTTAATTCTCTATAAAATCTTGCTACTTCTGATTCAGGATTTGCTTTCACTCTACCTAATAATTGAATGCTATATATAGTATATGCTGCAACAGGAGCTGTTTTATTTTTCATTTGATTTAACATGTATTGGAAATATTCAATATCCTGATTAGATACTTCTGGATTTAGTTTCAATTGTTCCAATTTGTTAAACAAATAATCAAGTGATAAAGCACTATCTGTCGTAAAAGTAACTTTTCAATCATTGTCTATTTTTACAACCGTTCCATTAACGGTAGTATTATTTAACAAAGTTACTGAAAATTCTGGAGATTTCCAAATATTTTTTGAATCAACAACTGTTTCAGGAATATCATTAATACTAATACCTCCATTTGCTTTTAAAATTGCTAATTTTACTGCTGCATTAGCACTAGTGTCCTTTGTTAAGAATACAGACTTATTTGCTGTAATAGAAACTTTATAAAAACCATCTAAAGCAAGTATATGATCATTTAAATAAGCATTAATTGTAGCTTCCAAATTGTTCGCAGAAACAGTTTCTACAAAGATATCAAATCCAGGAAGTCTATCAACAATGTCTTTAAACGCATTCTTGATTTTAGTTTTTAATGCTAAATTTAAATCACCTTTAGAATAGAGATTCTCAAACCAAGCATCGATTGTTTTTTCCGTTATATTTGGATTCAGATTATATTGAGTTCCATTAATTGTAATCTTATTTAAATTTAAATCAATTAAATTCAATTCTGAATTACCAGTTGTTTCAGGATAATCACTTATTTCAGAAAGAATTGCATTTGATATATTAAATGTGCCTCCAACTACTTGAATAAATCCATTTGCTTTTACTAAACGAGGATCTCCTGTTCCTTTAGAAAGAATTGCTTTATTAAACAAACCTGCAATTTGATTAGGATTGACCATTGAAGTAAATGGAATTTCAGTAACAAGTCCTAAATCTGACATTAGTAATAATGATTTATCGGTTACACCCTTAATGAAATACGTATCATCTGCTTCTTCAGTTCTTATTGTAACAGTTACTCCAGATTTATAATATATTGAATATTCATCTTCTGTAGTTCCAATATAATTTCCAAATTTATTATAATTTGCTACTAATGAATCAATAAAGGGAGCGATACCATCATAATCACCATCCAATACAACTTTAGTTTCACCTAATTTGTTAGAATATAGATATAATGTGTATTCGTTATTATCAACACTTAATTCGGCACGTCTAATGTCTTCTGTAATATCCCCAACTTTTATTTTAGGTGCAATTTCAGAACCAATAAATTCCACACCATTAAATGTAGCTAAGATTCTAGAATTAGAAACAGATGATAAATTGATTTTATCATGTGTAATTCCTTCCAGCAGGGTCTCAATGTCTTCAGCTTTTATTACTTTAGAAACATGTCCTCCAGATCTCTTTCTAAACTGACAAGTAACATTATTTGGTGTAATTGTTATTGAAGTCAAAATGTAACCTTCTGCTGTATAAGCATCTGCTACTTCTTTTCCAAATACTTTCTCCCATCTTGGATCATTGCTATCAACATTTAATTGTGGATCAAATATAAGTTTGTTTCCGTTTTGAGTTACTGTTGTACCAGAGACATCATTGGTTTCATTTGTTCTAAGTGCATTGTAAATTCCAAGATATTGTCCAGAACTGTGATTTTTATCATTATCTGGAGTAATTTCGGTTGTTGTTACATCGTATACTGGTGCTAACACTTTAACAATATCTCAAGTAAGTTTATCAAAAGCAACTTGTCCTCTACGCCAAATATCATTGTTTCCAATATCGTCTTTTGCAGAAATCTGACGATAAATACCATAGGTAAAAATAGAACTTTCTTTAAGAACATTCATAAAATCAGAATCATTCAAGAATCTTCCAGTCTTTCCGACAGATTTTGGATAGGACACTAAATCTAACAACTTTGATTCAAACGGCGAGAAATATTTAATTACATCTTCACCAACAGATTGTGATTCTGTAGTTAAAGATAAACTTAACGTACCAGATTTAATTAAACTATCAATTAAATTATTAGAAAGAGCTTTTTGTTTGAGATCTTTAGAGAAAGCAGTTTGACTCTTAAGATCTGAATTGTCATAGATAACTTCTCATGCTGCGGCAATGAGTTTTCTATGATCAACACGCATGTCTGTAATAAAAGAATCTCCTTTTATTGTACCAATTGCTTTTTCAGAAGATAAACGAATGCCTTCAGCAGTAGATTCAAATATTGAAAATTCAGATAAATCGGAATTTGGAATTATTTCAAATCTTCTTGTACGATGTTTATTATCATATGCGGTTATTCTAAGTCCAGATGTACGGATTAAGTCTCCACGATTTGCATTAGTATAAACTGATCCTAAAGATGTATATAAATTTTCAGTAAGGTACTCTAATGCCTTTTGATTATGATCCACACAATATTGAATTATAGCAGAAGTCATTAATTCAATTTCACGTCTATACAAAATATTGTATTTAGAACGAATTTTTCCAAATAGTTTAGCATTCTCTATTGCAGATAAATTAGGATCGTTGTGTAACAACACATTGAAATCATTTCTTACTTCTAATTTATCTACATTAAAGAAATCAGCAACTGTCTGTAAATTTACATCGTTTCCTTCAGAATCAACATTAGAACTAGTTAATATTCTGACTGTTTCGAGAACTTTAAAGAATGTAGCGGCATCAATATCTTCTTGAACACCAGCTATTGCAAAAGTACCTTCAGAATCCTTTAAGAAATATTCAATTCTTCCCTGATCATCTGTTTGAGGATTTCATTGTGCACGAGCTTCATCAGAAGTTAATCCTGATGCTGAAGATAGTCCAACATAAGCATGACCACGATTATCTAAGAAATATTTATTTCTTCTGTTATTAGCAACATCAAGATTATCTTTTGGTGTAAAGATTGCAGTAATTGGATTCTCTCCATCAGTAACGATTTCTACAAAATTACCAATAGTATCAGAAACTTTTGATCTCTTACGACCATTACTACTAATCGGAATAATTCCAGTCTCTTGTTTAAATGTAATATCTTTATAGAAACGCTCTGTATTAATATCGTTTTGTGAGAGATTGATAATTGTAATAGGAATTGCATATTTATCTGCAAAACAGTAATACACTAACATTTCTGTATCCGATAGTTTCTGTGAGAAGAATACGCCAGTACTTCTAGAAATCGCATTATAGAGACTATCGCTTACATCAGAATTATAAACATTCCTGTCATTTAACAGTGTACGTAATCGGTTTTCAAAGTTTTCTGTTCTTTCAGCAGCAGTAGAAGATGTTAAGAAAATACTAGATAAAATCTTTATATGTTTCTTATATGTTTCTATTGAAGCAGGATTAGTAGTAACAACAGGACTGTATGGTAATTCTAATTTAGAATCAGCTAATCAATCTGCAAATTTATCGGCATCTACAAGATTGTGTTGTCTTTTTGCTAATAAAGATTTTCTTCTAATATACTGTCTTGCTTTATATCCTCTAACAGTACCGGAAGTAATTCAGTAATCAGTTAAATCATCAGGTGCATCAGTATCATCAATATCTTCTGTTGCATCAGAATCAACTTCTTCTAGAATTTCTTCATCAGTAACCTTATCTGAACCATCCCTATTCTTACTTAAATCATCTTCATCAATAGTTTCTTCTGGAGTCGGTTCTGGCTCTGGAGCCACTGGATTTTCTACAGATTCTTCAGCAGGAATAGCATTTAAGGCCTCTAAACGAGTAGTTTTGTATTGTTTAGCAACTTCTGAATCGGGGTCAAAAACAACTTGTGCAGATGCAGTCGGAGAAGGAGCACTTGTAACTTTCAGTACATTTTGTAAACCATTAGAATTCTTAATAATACTTCCTTTTCTTGCACGAGTCATTAATGTATAGAATCGCTTAATGTCAAGAAGTTTATTTGTTAATGTATTATTAAAGTCAATATTGATTATTGCATAGTCATATTCAGATCCTCCAACTAATGTTTCTTGTACGAAAGAAACTTTTGGTTTGCCAGACTCTGTAGTAGCATCTGCATATTTTGCTCTCGAAGCAGCAAAATCATCATCATTTGGTGTAATAACTACAAGATTTTCATCAGGACCTAACTTAGCAACTAAATTGTCAATTGTTTCATCTGTTATATTAGAAACAATCATATCACCACTATTGGTTTCTTCATCATATTCTAGTTTTATTTCCTGATTTAATTTTGGATCAGTAGAAAGAACACGAATCGGATGTGTGGGATTATCCTTTTGTAAATCTACAGCAATCTTAGCTAATGCACCAACTTTAATGTTGTTTTCATTCTTACCAGCATTTGCAGTACGCATTGAAATGGTTAATTTGGATGTACTCAAAGAAACACAATCATCAAGATTAACGCTATTTAATTGACCGTCTCCTTCAACCATTGCACCAGTCTGCATTGTATTACCAAGACCAATAATGGTAACTCCTTCTTTCTTTGCAGCATCTACAAGAATTTGCCATTCACCTTCACTTAATTGTGTACACTCATCAATTACAACAACTAAACGCTTATTTGTATCTTTTCTTGCATTCTTATAAGAAGCATTAGTTTCGATTGGTTCATATGGAATATTTACATCTGGTTTAGAGATTGCTTTAAGTTTTGCACTATGATCTCTATACGGACCAATTCATTCTGATTCAACATATGCTTTACCAAGTACATTAGTTAGTAATTGATCTAATGTAAAAACATGATCAGAATCAGCAGCAAACTGAGAACCGAGTGCTTGTGCTCTTGATAAATCCTTTGATACTGCAATTGCTTCGATATTATCAGATAATTCAAGTGCAATTTTGGTAATTACGGTTGATTTACCTACTCCAGCAAAACCATCAATGATAACGGTATTTCACAACTTAGCTCTATCAGATAGATAATCAATGCTACTTTGTGCAACTTTATCTAGCGTTTTACCATTCTCATCAACATCTTTAATGACGTTGGTTGAAACAGCATCATCCGTAGATTCACTTATACCATCGATAGCACCATTTATCAAATCGGAGTTATTAATACCTAAATATGCAAATCGGATAGCTAATTCCTGCCCAAAGAATGGGAATTTGTCTTCTCCTTCAAACTTTGACTTTAACTTACGACCAAATTCATAAGAATCTGTTCCAACAACAGTTAGTAAATAGGTCATTAAATCGAAATTATCGATATCATCGTTTGAATTGCTTGACAATATTCCATTCTTCATTTTATAGGAATCGTCAAATGCACGAGCTATATCTGTACCAAGCTCATAGTAATTTGTAACATTTCTACGTACATGATCTCTTATAAGATGTTCAAATGTAGCAAAAGCCTTCATTACCTCTACTTGAACCGCAGGATCATCTGATTCCAAATCAAGATTATCACCACCAGCTTGTGACCACAGATTGGCAAAATCAATATCCTTCATTGATTTAGTCAACTTATCAATTGTTGGATTTTTCTCTCCATCAAGTGTATTATTATCAAGTAATCTGTGAATGACGTTACGATAGAAGTATTTTCTAACATTTATGTGCTCTCTAACTTTTGCATTCTTATTAAGACTATTTAAATGAAGTAAATAATCTATTTTGTTGGATAGGAAATGAAAATCATCAACATATAAAGAGTATAATCCTCTATCTATTACCGGCAAAGCTTCCGATTCATCCAAGAATTGATTTGTATAGCGATTGCCATTCAGTGCTGCATCTAGTACAGTTTCAATAATCGGCATAAGGCGTTTAGCATATTCCAATTGCACTCTATTAGCGTCACTAGTAATCATGTATTCTGAAGCGGTTCCTTTAGAAACTAAAGATGCTTTTTCCTTTGCAATTGTATCAAGAATAGGAATTTCAACTCCATTTAATTCATAAGAAATTAACTTAGCAAGATCGATTACAGGAGAATGAGTTACTTTTGCTTTAGCATTATTTATAGCTTTAACTCTTGACGCAATACGACTAAGTGAATCAGTTAACGTATTTACAGTATTTTCTCTAATTTCATCTTGTCTTATTTCTGCACCAAGTACATCTCTTAAATCGTTTATTTGCTCAATAGCTGTATCTGGATCGGAAACTATATTTGGAATAATTGATTTTAGACGATTTATATATAGTGCTCGTTTAACTGCATTATCATATAATGGTTCCTGAACACCATATTGTGTATTATAATTAAATGCTTCATCAAAATTAGGATCATCTTCGCTAATACGTTCATTTTGTTTAAACCGCTCTGATTCAAGAGCTTGTTTAAATTGCGCATCTAATGCATCAACATCAAAACCTTCCTCTAAAGTATCAGATAATCTAGATAATGCATATTCAACCCAATCATCGCCATATTCTGCAATAACCTTATTATCATTAATGTATTTATAATAATTACTAATACTTGTAAGTAGTTTGTTAATAGAATTCGGAGTAACTGTAGCTGGATCTAAGAACTTGTCTACAATTGGATGATAATCCGTACGATGTGTTCTATTTAAAAGGATTCTTGGATCAATTAAATCGGGGTCTGTAACAGTATCTCCAACCACAGATTCCGATAAATCGGTTGCGTAATGATATCCTTTAAATTCGTTTACAGTTGAATCAATTACAGGTTTTACAATATTAGAAACATTTTGGAATAATGCATTAGCAGAATACAATGCATCAACTCCGTTTAATTTCTGATAATCTGCATAATCCTCATCCATAGCAGCTTTTGCAGTATCAGATAATGAATCATAAGTAACATGATATTTAGCTCAAGTATAAGAAGCAACATCTAGTACGCTAGGATCGTCTTGCTTGCCAAGTAATTTTGCAACATAAGAACCATGGGAAGCAAAATCAGCATATTTAATGTATTGTGAAGTAGCTTTTCCAGAAATAATATCCTCTCTGAGTTTTAAAGCATCATCACGCTTTTTAGTCCATTCTTTGATAATTTTACTTTTGCTTATTTCTTCATCTGCTTTAGCTCTGTCTGCATCGGTGTATTTAGAAAGAATGCTTGCACGCTCTTCTTCAATTTTGGAGTCATATTCAAGTGCATCAATTTCAAGATTTCCAATATCATTTAAGATTATATCGGCAAAACCAGTTTTTTGCACAAATTCGGAAAATACATCACGTTTGTTTAATTGCATGTACTTCTCAGTACTTATTCCTGATTTCTTTGCTTCTTCTTCAATCTCTTGAACAATTCCATTAATGATATCGTTGTCTTTCCCATAAATGCCAAGGTTATGCATGGCTGAATCAATAGATTTAATGCGAATTGCCATTAGATTTCGCATTAAATTGTTTTGATTATCATTAGTAGTTCCTTCATCAAAAACAAAAGTTTCTTTACCTTTATTCTCTGGATCAACTACAAAACGACCTTTGACACCAAGATTCTTATTTCCTAATTTACCAGCTTTCCAAAGATTATCAAGTTCCCCTAATACTCTATCAGAACCATAATTTCGTATAGCTCTAATTAATTGTCCATTTAAACCACGTCCTGCATAATCTGCTGTCTTCTTATTTAAGATGCGAGTGTTATATCTATCCAATCCTTCAAACACAGCACCACCAATCGCACCACCAACAAAAGAAGTTAAGTATCTTTGAAGAGCATCCTCAACACTTAATCCAAAATCAAGTTTCTCTTTGGTTTCATCTTTAAGATTAAAACCAAGACCCTCAAGACCAAGGCTTGTTATTTTTAATACATCAAGTAATTGCTCTTCCATTACTTCTTCAATACCTTCATTTAAAGCACGATTTAGATAAACGTTTCCTTCTGCAAATGCAGAACCAGGAGTGATTATATCCAATCCTTTTATTGGAGACCAAGATTTTGTTTTCCAAGCTTGTGTTAAAGCATTACTAACTTCTTTAAAGATATTAGTAGATTCGCGTTTAAGTTCTTCTTGTGTAAGAATTTTTGTAGCATTTGGTTTAGCTGCATTCTGAATAGAATTGATTGCAATTCTTGCAGCCTCCTTGTTATTCTGTCGAAGAATGTTTCTGATTTCAGGAGAACCATTTAATCAAGTGCCTTTAAAGAGTTGGTCTTTAAAATAGTCTTTATTCATAAGACGCCAAAGAGTAGTAGCGTATGCAAGTGTAGCAATTCCAGCTGCTCGGTCAGATAAACCAGCTTCTCTAAATGTTTCAAGAGAATCTTCTGCTGAAGTAGCAGCCATATATCCAAGACTCAAAGCTTGTCCAATTTTTGTAGCTTTTTCAGTATCTTGCATCTTTAAAAGCCAAGGAATATATGCAAATGTACGTTGCTGGAATAATTGTGCAGCACTTGTAGCAATCATGTCTCCGATATTCTCAAATGCCCAATTACGATCTTGTGCATTACGGCTTTTTGAGGAACCAAAACGCTCCATATAAGCCTCCATGGAATTCATAGCTTTTCCAAATGAGTTATTGTCATTCTCATTTGTAATCATTCCATTTACAGACTTTGCTAACACAGGTAATGCTGTCGCTAATCCTTTTACCGCATCAATTGCTCCAAGAACAGGTCCAACATAAGGAATCAAATAAGGTGCTACTCTTGATGCAGTATTCATAATTACACCACCAACACTCTTATCCAATCCATCATTATCAAAGAAATCAAATTTATTTAACCAAGAATCATCTTTAGTTAAAGTATCACTAACATGTAGTACTTGCTTACCATAAGTAGATTCTCCTTTCTTAAGTTCTCTGTAAAATGGATTTCCTTCATCATCCAATATCGGCTGCCCATTTTCATCTTCTGCTAAAGCTAATGGTGTTCCAAATAAACTCTTAAAAGGATTTCTGAATAAACCAATATCGTTGGCTGTATAATCCAATTTATTTCCTTCTGCATCACGAACGTTATTTGCTTGAGCAACCTCACGAATATCAAAAGATTCCTTTCCCAGAGAGTATACGTTTCCCATTCCTCGCTGATGTCTCCAAGGATCAGCCAACGAGAATAACTCAGTATCCGTATTACGAATATTTGTATTATTTAAATCAGAAATGTCTTCTCTGGATCTAGGGATACTAGACATTATGTTTTTAGCAAAATCTGTTTGTGCCCAATCATTATATGATCTACTAACACTATCATAAAATGCATCAAAAGCCGCATCATCAAATTCACCATTATCTTTTTTGAACTTATTTTGAACCTGTTTGATATTCTTATATGAATCTTTATCCTTTAGACCAGTGTTATCTGGTGTAAGTCCATAAACATAGAAATCAGATAATGTAAAGTTTTCTGGGGCATTTAAATTAGCAGCTAAAAAATCATTTGGCTTATTCATCTTTAAATTGTCCTATTTTTGATTTACTGTAATAATCTGGATCATTGTTTCTTACATGATCTACAGCATCTACAATCATATTATTTGCTTGAACTCGTCTATCAATTCTACTAAGCATATCTTTTGGAATATATTCATTAGATGAAGAATTATATCCATAGAATGCATCAGGAGCAGCGATAAATACATTTCCTCTTCAAAAATCATTTGCAGTAGCTTTCTCAAAACCCTTATTTACAACAATACCCTTCTTTTCATCTGCATAAATATCATTATACTTTAGTGCTTTGTTATATGGATCTTTCAGAGTACTTCCTTTTGAACGTGTAACTTTCTCAAGATAGAGTTTATTATTTGCATCAAATTTTATCGTATCGTCACCAGCATAAGCAGAGAAAGTAACGAATCGCATTGTATTTTTCAATGTGTATCCACCAGTTTCTGGATTATAAACCATAGTATTGGCATCTAATCCAAACTTCTGTGCAAGTGTATTTCTTTCAACCGGAGATAAACCTCTGGCGGCATTATTAAATTCATTAAATCTAGCAAATAATTCAAAATCGGGAGTATAATGTCCATTTTCGTCTTTATATGGAAGATAAACAGATGTTGTTAAACTTTGTCCATCATACATTATAGCAGGTAATTCAGAGTAATCCAAAAGTTTGTTGCCAAAAGTAATATCTGCATTTCTAACAGACGTACCAAGTGCTCATTCCTTCAGAAGTTTAGGCATATTCATTTGCCCAAGTTGTTTGTTATCCCAATCTTCCATAGGACCAAAATCCGTACCTTGAACGGCCATTGTTGCAGTATCATTGATTTTTGCA